TAACTCATGTCGTAATGAATCAAATGTTCGTGAAGATCTCATAATATCTGCGTAATCGATGATGATAAGGCTTGGAATAAACCCTTTAAGACTTAATTTCTCGATGTGACTGCGAAGAGTCTGGACTGTTGCTGCCCCAGTCGGATACTCTTTAATAATGAGCCGTCCAAGTTCCATAGTTTCGTATGTCTTTAAGACGTCTTCTTTCATGTCTGGAACATCACTTGATGAAATTCCGCAAAGATTTGAGTCATAACGGAGTCCAACAGAAGTTTCTGTAAGTTCAAACGTATAATGAACAACGTTCTTGCCTAGCTTCAGCGCGTGCGCGCCCATTGCAACAAGCCAGTGTGACTTTCCAACTCCAGTTGCAGCAACAACAACACCAAGTTCACCGCGCCCAAGCCCACCGCGGAGGATGTCCTTGCTGTCAATGACATCAAGACCAGTTGGACATGGATTTCGATTGATCTTGACAAATCGTGCCTCTGCGTCTTCAAAGAAATCGTGACCGACCGTGTTCGGCATACCAACAGAAACGGCGTGCTTCATTAGATCAACAACAGACTCAAATTTGTCCGTTGCAACCATCTCGACAGCCTTTTCAAGGGCTTCGCGGAAAGCTTGTCGCTTACAGAAATCAAGCGTCTTTTCCTTGACGTATCCAAGGTCTCCAACATCAGGATTTGCACGCATCCGCGTCAGAAAATCAATGATTTGATCCTTAAGAATTGCATCTGGACCTGTCTTTAAGTCTTCTTTGACAATAGAAACAAGGAGCTGCATTGTCGGAAAGCACTTATACTTCTCAAAGTGCTTAAAATAACGATCTGTCAAAAATGCAAGATACTTTAGGTCAAAGTAATCTGCTTTCATGACCTCAATGATCTGTGTTCCCCAAGCGTGATCTGTCAGGAGCCCCTGAAAAATCTGTTCTTGGAAACGTTTTCCATAGTTCTTGAATAGTGCGTCTGAAAAGTTGTCGCTCATTTATAATACTTTCCTAAATATGAAGAAGATGACTGGTCAATTGAAAAAATACGCGTTCTCGATCAAGATTATTAAGTCCAGATTTCACAAGATAACGCAGGTAATCCATTTTATATGCCTCAGGCTTAAAAGATTCAAGTCCAGACTCTATTTTTCCGACTTGATTTCCTGACAGTGAGCCCACATCAAGATTCATTAATTGCCAATTTAGACGTGCGTCGCTCTCACCAGCAATAATGTTTCTAAGTAGCTGCGGGCCCTTTGGTGTGTCTCGCTCTTTTGCCATGCTGACAATATCATCAACACTAATCAAAACATCACCAGCGACCTCTGGGAACCGTTTAACCATGGTTTTCCACCCTGCTCCGTCAATACCAGGAATTCCGTCTGCACCGTCACCAACAAAGCAACGGGTTGAAACAAAATTTTGAGCAGTGCATCCAAAACGCGTTAAGATGTCAGCTTCATGCACAAATAACTTTGACGTTGGGCTCCAAATCTTGACACGATTGCTTAAAAGTTGATAATAGTCTTTGTCAGATGACATAATAATACATGGATCATCTTGCAAACGATACTTTGCAATGTATGCAATAACGTCATCTGCTTCGCAGTCGGTTACGTATGATTGTTGAACAGGCAGCAACCTAAGAATTTGCACAAGCGTTGATACTTGCCAATTTCTATTACCAACCGTGTCTGGGATCTCACCTTCATAATACCTGTTAAGCTTTTGGGGCTTTCGTTTTGCTTTATAATCTGAAAAAAGCGCGCGCCGTCTTGTGGAGCCGCCGCCTTCCCAGATAACAATTGCCCTGCGCGCGTTGAGCATGTCAACTTTTTGTCCAAGCTCATTTAGAAACCCAACAATTCCACCGACTGATTGACCGTTTGCGCCTAATGTTGGATTTGCGCAAAAGTGTCTTGTAAAGATGTTTAGCTAAAGACCATCGACTAGAAGCGTGGGCCTCGAGTAAATGGTCTTCTCCTTTAAAGTTTGAGATTGCATTTGCTTCCTTAAATCTGTTATTACATACAACAATAATCATTTTTGACGTTTTTTACAAACTCATTATTCTCTAAAGTTAATAGAGCAATGTTATTTTATTCATTTTTATTCATAACAAAAGCAAACCAAAATATGCAAGCAATAATAACAGTCGATAAAACACTTTCTATACTCATTTAAGCCTCTAAATAATCATGTTGATGTTGCTGAAACGGTGATAACACCATTAAGTATTATCACCGCAACAGCGTCACACCAAATCTTAATCTTCTGGTGAAATGTCGCCAGTCATTTGATCACGAAGAGCACGCATCTCTTCATAAGACTCTGGGTCAATGTCAAGATCGTTTGAGCTTACGGCTGTTCTGATTAAAGCTTTTTCAAGTAATCCGTCAATCCATGGTTTATAGATCGGATCTGCCCACATCACACCAAAATCTTGCTTATAGAACTTCTTTTCAATAATAGACTCATTCTTCTCGTTAATCACTTTCATTGTCTTCCATGAAGACGTTCCTTCAAACGAGACTTGATGATTGTTTATCATGTCAGGACCGTATTCGCGAAGAACATCAAAAACTTCTTCATGTTCTTCAATACCTTTTCCGAAAATAATCCGAAACTCAACTTTACGGAATGGTGGTGCCACCTTGTTTTTGATGGTTTTGCCCCAGACATGTATGCCTATTACCTCCCCCTGCTTATTTTCAATATGCTGGCCTGCGCCAAGCTTTATACGAACAGAAGCATGGAACGGAATAGCCATTCCGCCAGGGGTTGTTGTTGGATCGCCATGAAGAACACCAATCTTTGTTCTTGTTTGATTTAAGATTAAGAAAAGAACATTTTGATCTCCAATAACACCAGTAATCTTTCGCATGCCTTTTGAGATTGAGCGTGCCTGAAGACCTATAGTGTCTTTATCATAAGCTCCTTCAAGCTCTGCTTTTGGCGATGACGCTGCAACAGAGTCCCAAATAATCGTAATTGGGACGTTCTTTGCCATTGCCTTTGCTTTTAAGATTGTCTTTTCTGCAATGTCTAGCACTTCTTCTGTGCAGTGTGTATCAACATAGACAAAACGCTTTGAAACATCAACGCCAAGCGCTGCAAGGTTCTCAACAGATGTTCCGTTTTCTGTGTCGATATAAACAACGATACCGCCCATTTGCTGGGTTGCCTTTGCAACTTGCGTTGCAATATGACTCTTTCCAATTGAAGGTGGACCAAAGACTTCGACAATTCTACCTTCTGGTAGCCCACCGTTTGCTCTGTTTGAAACTACAAGATCAAGCTGTTTTGATCCTGTTGAAATCCAGCGCTTTACATGAGTTGGTGAAGTGTCAATTGACAGATTATATGCTATTCGTGAGCCGTGATCTTTGTTTAATGATGTGATTAGATCAGTCGTAAAGTCGTCAGCGACTGTCTTTGTTATTGCTGCAGCTGTTTCTTTTTTTGCCATTTAAGTCCTCTTTTATATTTTATTCACAACGTATAACATGTGCAAGGGGTGGACAGGAAAACCCATCCACCCCTTGCAATTTAGATGAACATTAGCAGCTTAGAAGCCGTCATCCTCAATATCAGCAAAAGCATCCTTTAAAGCCTTCTCAGCTTCTTTCGGGCTTACGCCAGTCTTTTTCTTCTGCTTTGCTGGCGGAGCATCATCATCGTCAAACGCAGCAAGCTTGTCCGGAGCCCCGCGTTCAAAGTTGCTGTTTCCTCCATTGCTGCCATTGCTGCGTGAATCTCCACCGCGGCTTGTGCCAGAGTCAGAGGACGTAGAACCGCCGTTGATCCAGTCATTAACAAGCTTTTCAATCTCATCATAAGACTTCAAGTTTGCAGCAGTATCAACCTCAGGAATGGTGTCAAGCCACTTCTTTGCCTGATCGCGGTCACGACTAAGCGGTTCAACCTTTGCACGAGGAGAGATCTTAGTGTCTGCAAACTGCTTACCAGGCAGCTTCGACACCGAGACACGAATATCGCGACCTTCAAGAGGATCAGTGATATCGCCGTAGTCTTCATCGAGCATGAGATTCAAGATATCCTGATAGACCATCTTGCCAAAGGACCAGATACGAACGCCCTTGTCTTCCTCACCGCGAACAATGACAGGAGCAAAAGTGCGCATCTTGGGTGCCACGGTCTTTGCGATTTCCTTGCTTGCCGTGCTGCCTTCGTCATACAGCTTAGAGCGGAGCTCCTTGATAGGATCAGGCTTACCAAACTGGAAAGGTGCCAGGATACCAGGAGAGTTGCCAATACCGTAGTAGTAGTGACGATCGATAAACGGCTGACCATCATTGCGGGGGAACGCCATCAAACGAACCGTGTATTCCTTACCTTCCTCAGGCTTCCATCCTTGCTTGCCATTCTTACCAGAGAGTTCACCAAGCTTACGACGGATTGCTTCTAGATCTATTGCCATGTGTTTATGTTTCCTTTTTATT